GGAGAAAAAGGTCATGTATGCAAAAAGAAGAAAAATGGTATAAGTTGAAGGGCAAGATTTTTATACGCAAAAATAGTTATAAATGTCATAGAACATGGGTTAATTATAAGTGTTACACTACATCACGCCTTGTTTATAAAGCCTTTCATCCTGAATTTAATCTTGAATATACAAAAAATATTACAATAGATCATATCAACCGTAATTCGCTAGATAATCGTTTATGTAATTTAAGAATTGCTACTATGTCTGAACAAATCATAAATAGAGAGTGTGTTATTCATGCTAAAGGTTATTATTTTAACAAACAAACCCAAAAATGGATAGCACGAATTGGTATTCAAGGCAAAACAAAACATTTGGGAAGTTTTAAGACTGAATCAGAAGCCCGTATTGCTCGTCTAGTGGCTAAGGCGGAGCATTTGGGAAACGCCTAGTACATGCCTGATAAACGACCTGCCGACATTGATCCGGCCGAAGGAACTCCACCTTTCATGTAGGATCGCACTGCCGAAACCATGCGAGGATGGCGGGCTAAAGCACGAGACAACATCCCAACACGTCCTCCAATCATGCGACTGCCTTCATCCGATGGCTCTTGCTGTTTGGCTGCGAGGACGGCTTCTCTCGTAAGCAACCCAGTGTATAAACTCGCTGTTCCTTGAGATAACGTCATAATTCCTGAATTACAGGCGATTACACACAACTCAACTTGGGCAGGAGCGGCCGCATCAAACTGGTTGAATACCTGGGCAGTGAATTGCAGAGAAAATGCTCCGAGACTGCCAGGGGCGAGCATATCCGGCAAACTGAGATCCGTCGGGGAAACTACGAAAAGAGACCCCGTAGTAGGAACAAGTTTTCCTTGAGGAACACCAACCCCGCCTGCAGTGAAGGCGAATGCTTTTCCGCAGAATTCACTGAACGATTGCTGACTGCCATTTTTAACGGATATACGCCACAAGTCTTCCGGAGAAGCCGACGAAAGCAAACCGGATGCGTTGTTTAAATTGAGCGAAATGCTCCTTATCGTGAGGAACGAAGCCGTGTCAGCAATAGTCTGAGTCGCCATTGTCTTTCGTGCTACAATGATAAAGTAGTCGGGCAACTGCGAAAGTTGAATGGCCTGGGACGAAATGGAGGCTACAGTGTTAGCAGCAATGTTAGCCGCACTTGTTGCGTTGGTCAAGTAGCGTGGGAGGTCATAGTAAGGCACCACATTACGAGTCTGCAACCTATCCGAAGGTTGGCTAGACAGAAGACGAAGCAGGATTGCACAAGTCCGAGCATTCAAATCTCGGTTTGCGTTCGGGAATACAAGCGAGGCAAACATGTTGGACTCGGCCGCCCATGCAATCGGCGAACCTGCGGGAGAAGCATCTACACCCGGTTGCAAAGTAATCAGAGCAGGAGCAACAGGGCCGCCGTACGAGACGAGACGATTCAGTGTGGTGTTCATGTTGAAAGTAAAGGACATGTTATTCACACCGACAAGACCCTGCTTGTTGTGATCGGGATCGCCGTAGATAAAAGGGGAAAGAAAAATTGGCTCGGTAGTTGTCGTAAATACCGTAATAATCCAGTGATTATCTACACCCGTAGATACAGGAGAACTATCCTGACGAACACCAGCAATGTAGCGGTTGATAACAGCAATACAGGGGAATGCACCACGAGGGGTCAAGTCGCCATCGTACGATTTGTTAGCGACACCTGCCAAAGGCGAACAGTTTGCTCCATCTGCATCCGCATAAACTCCGAATTCTTGGTCGGGAAGTGTGGGGCACATACCGTTGTAGCGAAACAATTCACGATTGTCGTTAAGCCGAAGAAGTTGGGGTAGGATGTCCTGAAGATTGCACGAGGTGGTCGTGTTGTTGATAGAAGCCGAAGCCGTAGTCATGATGGAAGCGAGAGGATACGCCTGAAGGGCCGCCGACTTGCCCCACTGAATGGCAACTACACCAGCAGCGAGAGCAGCAGGGACGGCTGCCGAGCCAAGATTAATCCTGAACTGCATCGGAGTAGTAATGAGTGCGTCTCGGCCTACCACTATATTTTCGGAGGGCACCTGCACCTGCATAACGATGACCGAGTTTCCTGCAGAAGTAGCCTGAAAGTTCTGATAAGTGGTGGAAGCCGCCCCGGATCTAACAGCATAGGTAAGGTCCGGTGTGATATCTGCTAAAGTGGAATCCTTAACTAAAACGGTACGGAAATCTGACATACTTATACAAAAGATAATAATTTTTTGGAAGAGGTTTTTATCAGAGAATTCCTAAAGAAAAGGACGTCCTTAAAAACCTGGCTTTAAAATCCCTAAAGGAAGGGTGCGGGAAACCTTGGTTTCCTGCTTTTATTTGATTCGCTCAAAAAGTATCTTCATTGTTAGCGATTCGCCAGAGAAAAGTCTCAGTGGCTGTAGTTCGCCCGTGATTAGTTTATAGAAAATATTTATATCCACCGAGTACAACGGACGATTGCCTTTCAGCGTAATTCTGCGATATTCTGCAGTCGGATTATACACGAGATTGGGTCGGTATTGCCCGTCCCCACTGATAATGTCGGTGATGATGTTTGCAAAATCGCTATTGTTTCCTGCCAAATTAACATTCTGGCCATTTACAAAGATAACGGGTGTGCTTACCTGATTGGCTTCAATGGGAAGCGTGTTGCTCGTGAATACGACGGATAAAATGGGAGACCATGAGGCTACGGTGCTATATTCTTGCGACCACACAATGGCACGATACGTAGTATAAACTGCAGGTGGGACTGGAACGGCCTGACCCGGCGGAATTAAATTCACACAATTCGTCCCGCCAATATCAACAAACGGAATCTTATAATTCTTACCTGCCGTCGCCGCATAGCCTAGATAAGTCGCTGGAAAAGAGTTGAACAACGAGAATAGCGGAGCATTCATGAAAACACCGATTTTATCAATGAGCGGAAATACAGTAGGATTGACGTCGTAGGCTTCAGAATCCGCATATATATTTGCACTGTTGGTAGTCGGGTCCCATGAAATCACAGGTGCATAAAGAGTGGGGAGATTTGTACCCGTCGCTGCGAATACAATAGCGTCTAGAGTATTGAAGCAAATTTGAAAGGCTTCATAAACAGACTCAATAAAGTAAGAGTAGGAATAAATATTGTAATATCCCGATTCATTGTTCTGACGACCATTCACATTTTGATTCGGAGGAGCAGGAAGTTCTGCACCTGCATCTTGCGAGTTAAAAGAAATAAATTGTTGGAACTCATAAATCTGATAAGTTAGTGTCACTGAATAAATAGTGAGATCACGATCACCTTGATTGGGTTGTATGTTCGGAATAAATAAAGGCAGCGATTGTGTGCCCGTGGAGAAACGAATAATACTCATTTCATAATCATCGGGCTTCATGAGGAAAGGTGTCGTACGTGTATCCGCAAAATAAAACGGAGCAGGTTTTACACTGCTAGAATTAAGATTGCTCACGGAAATGTCGTAATAAATTTTATTAGACTGGACTGCATTAACCGACTTATTGAGTTGGGACATGTACTATACATAGATTTTTATTTTTTTCATACAACTAAAAGGACATGCTGTCCTTTTGAACCTTGCTAAAGGAATCTCGTAGGGATGTCTCCACCTATCATCCGAGGAGTGTATGTACTAGACGTAGTTCCAACCATACGTCCTGATGGAATTCTCCGGTCGGGCACACGTCCTATACTTACAGGGACTCGGTCAGGCATCCCTTCACCATACAGAGCCGTTGCATCGTCTCCACGAATAATTTTGGCTGAATGTTGCCGTAAAGGATTATAACTTTGGGCAGGAATTACTTTGACACGTTTGTCTGTAGGCACGAAAATAGAAACGGGATCTCTACTTGACTTAATAATGGTTTCGTTTTTCATTACTTTTTGATTCGGTAGCCGTGCAGGATTGAGTTCAACGGATCTATTCACTAAGCCTTCCTTATTGAGTTCGTGAGACAATGCTCCCGATTGCGAATGCGATGTTGTTAGTACATTTTCTTTGCCGTATTTCGCATTCACTTTTTTTTGCGTTTCCTTACCACGGGCGTAGCGACCCGTTGATTTATAGAGACCGACTCCAAGGGCTAAATTGTTGAGCCAGTCCGAAGCACCCTGAGTTCCCCGATGAGTTACTGTGGCTTCTCCTGTTTTTGGATTGTGATAGACCGCCGCCTCTCGTGTCGTTAGGGATGGATCAAGTACATAATCGCCAATCTTTTTAGGACGTTCCTTACCTTTAGCGTAGGAGGCTTCCGTGAGTTTCTTGAGTTCTCGTCCAGTAACGGCTCCGCCTTCACACTCGCAACCACCACGAAGACGACGAAGTTTAGCAACAGACTTGAAGGGCGGAGTTACAGCACTCTTTTTTAGTTGATAAGCAGATTTG